GATGGTCAATTCATTAGTGGCAGGAAACGGCATTTCTAAAATCCACCGGAATGGATCCGGGATACCAAGTGCGCTTGAAATCATACCATACGATCAATTAGAGGACATCCTTATTTCGTATGAAGGCACTCCCCATCTGCTGTATAAGCTAAAGAATGGCGCAGCACTCCATCAGGATGATGTAATTCACTTCCAGGGACTTTCCGTAAATGGATTATCCGGCTTAAACACCACAAGAACCCACAAAGAAACGCTGTCATCCGAAGCGGCAATGCGAGACTTCATTAAGTCATTCCTTGACAAGGGCGCATTCCTCTCCGGGGTTATCGAGGTTCCGGTTCAACTGCAAGACGCGACATATAAGAGAATGAAAGCATCATGGGATGATGCTTATGGCGGTGCAAAGAAAGCTGGCGGTACTGCGATCCTTGAAGGTGGAAGTAAATACCAAAGGGTCCAGGCGACTATCCCAGAGACAGGGTACGACATAGTGAAGGGAGCGTCCATAGCGGACATATCCAGGATTTATGGCGTACCCGAATATATGCTTGACATAAAGAACAAGCCGGGATATACTTCAATCGAACACATATCCCTTGACTTCAAGAAGTACACGATTGACGGTTGGTGTACCAAGATCGTGCAGGAACTAACCCGAAAACTGGTTTCATCGAATCAGTCCGGGACGTACTTCTTTGAATACGATAAGTCCGGCCTAACGACAGGCGACTTACAGACTATGGGTGAATACTACACAAAGCTATTCAACATAGGTGTACTGAATCGCGATGAAATACGCGCATTGATCCGCAGAAACAAGGTCCAGTTTGGAGAGGAATACTTCGTACAGGGCAACAATATGGTCCGGGTTAAAGACATAGACAAACTGGTCGAAATGAAGCAGAAAGGCCCGACTGGGAATGTTCAGAACGACATCAACACAATAAAAGAATGATTGAAGTAAGATATACGACAGCACAGGTCAGGATGGTTGATGACAAACCAAATACAATAGCTGGTCATGGAGCCTTATATAACGTTGTTTCTGTCCCGGAATTGGGGTTTGATGAAAGAATCATGTCCGGGGCCTTCGACAACGCGGACCTATCTGATGTCAGAATGCTCTGGAACCACAACGGCGACAAGATACTTGCCAGGACAAAGAGCGGAACCCTTGAGGTCGGAGCCGATAGTATGGGTTTGTTTTATCGCGGTGAAGTAGCCGAAACATCATGGGGAAAAGATGCACTGATCAGTGTATCAAGAGGCGATGTAGATCAATCATCATTTGCCTTCAGCCAGTTACAAAAAGGCGATGACGAATGGGGGGTTGATGAGCGCGGAAACATTTACCGCAACATTTTCCGGTTCAGGAAGATCACGGACGTATCCCCAACGGCTTACCCTGCATATCCACAGACAAAAATTGATGCGAGAGCATTGAGCGAAATACGATCCATGTTGCAAAAGCCTAAAACCGATGCAGCCCGGATTGATATGATGATTAAAGTTCACAACATTTTACTTAAACACTAACAATGAAATCAGAAAAGCAACTCCTTGAACAGAGGGCGAATATCGTCAATCAGGTTCGGGACAAATGGGCTGATGTCAGGAAGGAAGGCCGTGATCCAAATGCGGACGAGGTTGCTTTCTTTGAAAAGGCTGACGTTGACATCACAGCCATTACCGCCGAAATTGATGATGTCCGCAAGGTCGGAAACCTCGCCGACAAAGCCGGAAAGTATGCTGACCTGCTGGTTGATACGCCGCGTTCCGTAACGCATGGCGGATCACAAAGCAAGATCGAACACCGTGATGTCCTGAAAAAATGGATGATGAACGGTGAATTAAGCCCGGAGGAACGTAGCGTCCTGGGTTCGGAGCAACGCGGTACTTCCACGCAAATCTCATCTACCACTACTCTTGGTGGTTATGCCATGCCTGAAGATTGGGCCAACGACCTTGAAAAGACCATGCTTTGGTATGGAGGTGCGTTGGAGGCTTGCGGCATCAGCCTTCGTAGTTCCGGCGGTGGCGACTTCCACTATCCGACACTGAATGACACATCAAACAAAGCTGTCATCATCGGCCAGGGTTCCGGGGACACCGTTAAGGACTTGACGCTTGGCGAAAAGATTTGGAAGGCATGGAGCTACACCACTGGCCTTATCAAGTGGTCCATCGAATCCTTTGATGACCTCAACTTCAACATCGAAGCAGAAACCCGCGCGATTTTCGCAGAGCGTATGGGTCGTGGTTTGAACTACGACTTCACACTTGGAACCGATACCACGATGCCTTTGGGTCTTGTTACCGGAGCAAGTTCAGGAAAGACTGCTGCAAGCGCAAGTGCCATCACCCGCAACGAATTGGTTGACTTGATCCACTCTGTTGATCCTGCTTACCGGAAGGGTCCAAAGGTAGCTTTTATGTTTAATGACAGCACGCTGTCTTACATCAAGAAGCTGGCATTCGGCGACAGCGATGACCGCCCATTGTGGCAAAACTCCATCCGAGAAGGAGAGCCTGATCGTATTGAAGGCTTTAAGTACTTCATCAACCAGGATATGGCAAGCATCGCCACCGGAAACAAGACCATCCTGTTTGGTGATTTTGACAAGTACAAGATCCGTCAGATTGGCAACTACATTTTTGCCAAATCCGCAGAGCGGTACTTCGAGGAAAGAGCCGTTGCATACTCCTTGTTCGCAAGGTTTGATGGCCGCTACTTGAATACGTCCGCAGTGAAATATCTCGTACAAGCGTAAAACCGATGGGGCGGGTAACACCGCCCCTACTTTACTATGATAAAAGCAATTAAGAGCGCATTCGGTCCCAACATGATTCGTGCCGGAAGGGTTTATTCCTTTAGTGAAGAAGTCGAAAAGGACTTTGTGAAGGCGGGATTTGCGGTTTATGTGGAAACCGAAAAGCGGGTTGTTGAACACGGTGAAACAGCAAGCATAAAGCAAAAGCGTCCGCGCAAGTGAAGATAGTATCCATTACTCCTTCAACAACGTTTGCTTCCGGCATAGCTGTGGCTGACTTCGCATCGTACATCAAACAGACGTATGCGGACGACCAGGCCAATATAGATGTGTCGTTTCAGGCAGCCGTACAATATGTTGAGGGTATACTTGGATTGATTCTTTCAACCAAATCAGTAAAACTGATAGGTTCGGAGTGGGGTGACGGCAAGTACGATCTGGACATATACGGATCGCTAAGTGCGATAACGGTCAATTACTACGATTCCGACAATGCTAATCAGACGCTTACGCTTCAAACGACCGAAAGGTGGTTGGAGCGTACAGACAAAAACGCCGGAACGCTTGTATTGGTACAGGATGAGTTCCCTGAATTATACGACAGGTCCGATGCGATACGAATAACGCTGACACTGACAAGTGACGACACATTCACAAGCCTTTACAACATGATTGTATTTCAGCTTGGTGCGTATTTCTACGATTGCAGAATCAATGACAAAGAGCCACAAATGACCGTGGTTGACAAAATGATGATGGCCGTAAGGGTAAAGACATTCTAAATGCCATTATCGAAAGACAGGAAGATTACAGGGCGGATGGATACCAGAATATACATCTACTCCACGTCAACAGCACGAAACGCATCCGGCGGGCCGTCTATAACAACAACACAGCGCGGACCGTATTGGGCCTTCGTGGAATACCTTACCCGAAAGCAGGGTGAGATTGAAGTAGCGACAAGAATCACGTCTATTCAGCAAGTCCGGTTCACGATACGGCATAGTTCAACCGTATTCGGATACCTGGAAAAGAACGGAAAGATTGAGATCGTGGGCGATACGGAAAGAAACTATGAGATCATATCCATATCAAAGGATAAGGGTAGAAACCAATTCATTGAGATCGTAACGGAGTTGAAGGAGTGAAAGCATATGTAACGGTAAATACTGAAAGGGCGCGAAGGATGCTCAATACCGTTGGCAAATCACTTACTAAGGCTAATCGAAGAACGGTGGCGCGTCCGGCTGCAAAGATTTTGCAGGACGACATGAGGGCTGGCTCTGGTGGTGAGGTTCCGATATATAAGAACGGTAAATACCACTACTTCAAGAGCGGAAACTTCAATGTAAGGATTCGTGCCGGGAATCTTAGAAAAGCCCACAAGATGATGACTTTTAATCGCTCCGGATTGATGTGGGTTGGTGCGAAATACGGTGCGGCGGTTAGTGGCGGAACTATTGGAGAAACATACCGGACGGCTGATGGATTCTACGACAAAATGTACATAGCCAAAACCGGAAAGCGGTATCACGAAAGAGCATTAGCGCGTAAAGCAACAGAGATAAAGAGGTCGCTGATCCAACATGGAGAGGCATGGATGAGAAAGATCGTAAACAAGGCGAATGCAACTCCTTAGCAAAGCAATATCAGACATACTACTCGGAGATACCGACATAACGAATGTCACCGGGACCGGGAATATCTGGCACGCCAAGATACCACAGCAGACAACAAGCGGTAGTACGGAGCCTCAAAGCATAAGTATCTACTTCTATACATACGCGGTAACCCCAAACGACACCAAAAGTGGCAGGTCGGATTTGGATACCCACATGGTAAGGGTTCACATAAGCGGAACGGACGACCACCAGCTTAATCAGGTGGCACGATATGTCCGGCTTGCACTTGACAGAATTGATCCTGGCGAATACTCCGGGATACCGATACAGGGAAGTCGATTCCTTAATTCATACTACGAGCCGGAAGGAAATTATCAACTTGAATTACAGGAATGGAGACTTGAATTTCAATTCAGGGTAATAGATCCTGATGCAAGAGTTCCTGGCGGCCTTACTCCGAGTTGGAGCGCACCATCATGGTATTATTCTGAATCAGAACAAATATGGCCTTATTCAAAATGGCTAAACGGAGAGACTATATACTGGCGTACGTGGGCATTAGAAGATGGGGATAACGATACCCAGCCATTGGACGGTCTTACCGATTCGATAGTGTCACAAATAATTGATGCCAGATACATAGGCTACCTAACAATAAGCGGCATATGGACAACAGGAAGCGGTATAGAATTAACCAATCATGGCGGAACGTATGAGTTGTTTGTTGCGGCTGGCACAGAGACTAATTACATAACGGTTTTTTATACAAAAGCATAATGGGATTCGTAAAAATCAAAGCACTCGAAGATATAGTCCGCGATGGACTGCCCCTTGTGAAAAAGGGAAATACCGCGCTGGTCGAACAATGGCTCGCTGATGACGCCATCGAAAAGAAAGAAGCAGAACTGGCTGAACCGGGACGAAAGCCAGTGGACCTCAAAAAGCTGCTTGAACCAAAAGAAAAATAAACAACAACATAAATGGCTACAACTAACATTTTGAACTCAACCAACGGGGTAATAACCCTCGGTGGTACGGTCATGGCTGAACTCACAGGTTGCAGCCTTACAATTACTCATACGCCTCGAAACGTAACCAATAAGGATTCCAACGGATGGAAGGAATTGCTGGAAGGTCTGCGTGAATGGTCAATGACGGCATCCGCTATGTACATCCCAAACGGAACGTACAATACGGTATTCGCGGCATACAACAATAGAACGGCTGTTTCGCTGGTGTTCAAGTCTACAGCAGCAGGCGATGACAGCTATTCCGGGTCTGCATATTTCACCACAGGTACGCTGGACAGCCCATCACAGGAAGATAATGTGGTGTTCGATGTGTCATTTGATGGCACAGGGGTATTAACTGAAGGAGCAACATCTTAAAACAAAGAAAGCATGAAACAATACATTTTAGCACTATTAGTTTTTGGTTCGCTTGCAGCAAGCGCACAAAAGAATGTCCAGTTCAAGTTTGGGCCGGATACACTGATTTGCTCGTCCTCTGTTGATACCGTTACACGCTATCTGGGAGGTTCGACATTCGCAACAGCGTATGACTTCTCTGATTTTGGGGCATTGGTTGTCCAAGTGGAAAGCGACAGTCTTTCCGGCGGAACAAACGGAACCCTGAAGATTCAGTTCAGCAACAATGGAACGACATGGTATGATGCGGGATCACTCACACTGAACGGATCCGCAAACCAAACGCTCCGGGTCGAAGATTCTGAATTTACCGAAAGAAAGGTCAGAATCTACGCGATTGCACCGTCATCCACGCAACAGACTAAAATCTGGGGCGAAGTCTCATTTAAGCGCAAACCTTAACTATCAGGGCAGCCTCCGATTGGGGGCTGCCTCATTTAACCAAGCACATTATGAATTACGTTGAAATCAACGGCAGGAAGCATCCTGCACAATTTAACATGGCCGCTTTCCTCGAATTGGAGCAACAGTGCGGCCTAACCCTGTCAGAAATACTTGGCGTGGTCGAGAGTAACCCATCAATCCTGATGCGGTCGTTTTATCTCTCTCTGAAATACGGAGCCGATGCGTCCCACAAGCGATTTGATATGACGTACAGCGACTTCGTTGAAATTGCCAATGATGATCCTGAATTACAAGAACAACTCGCTGCGATCCTGATAGCGGACTTCAAGGTCATTGTAGATCGCATCAATAAAAAGCGAGAGGCATCGGGTGAGGGCGAAAAAAAAGAGAAACCGTCTGGGACTACTACACCAGAGTAGTAGGTGGCATGGGGTGGCGGCCTAAAGACTTTTGGAGAGCCACCATTCCAGAGGTTTTTTGTGCCATAGAAGGCGATAACGCCAGGCAACTTGAAGAACTGAAATCGGCATGGGAGCCAGCCCGATTCGTGGCGTATGTGTCATGGCAGGCACAGGCCGGGAAGGGCGGTAAGTTAAAGAACCTTCAACAACTAATGCGATTCCCGTGGGAAAAGAAAATCCCACAAAATGCAGAGGTTAAGGCGATAATGAAAAGCATCAAAGAGTTCCGAAAGGTTGTGACAGAAAAGTGGGGGCTGAAATATCCGGACAACTATGAATAACGCGATTCTTTTAGGTATAGGGTTAGTTGATAATACGGCTAAGGATTTGGCACGTATTTCAAAGAATCTTCGCGCCAATGGCCGGAATCTGTCATCTATTGGGTCCGAACTCACACAGGGCATCACATTCCCGGTTATAGCGGCTGGCGGTGCTTTGATAAAGTTCGCCG